CCGAACCTCCTCGCAGCGCATGACGATGCGGTCCTTCTCCCGCGGATCGTCGAGCATCTGCCGAACCATCATCAGCCGCCCGCGCCACGTAATGCGCTGGTCGATGGCGATCCCGTAGCGCCAACGGATCGTCACACGGAAGCGCGGCATCGCGCTCAGCGCCTGCGCCTCGCTCTCCGCCCCGGCGCCTTCGAGCACGATCGCAGCCAGGCAGCGGCACACCGTCTCCCACGCCGTCTGCTGCACGCCCGTCGGAGTGCGCTCGCCAACCGGCCGCTCGATGGTGATCCGCTCCTTCAGCGTCCCCGCAAACTCGCTCATGCCAGCCGCGCTTTCCGGTAGGGCCGCCACAGCGCCGTAACCGCCGCCGGTGGCGCTCCGTCGAACCCATCGCGCGCAGCGAACAGGTGTCCGACGAGCCGCAACACGCCATGACGGATCGGCTCGGGCACTCCGTTCGGCTCGTCCGCCATCCCAGCCGAGCCGTTCACGCGAACCCGTCGCGCCGCCGATGAGGACGTGAGCCGCACCCAGCCGGTCCCATTCGCATCGATATCCACCGCATATTCGCCCGGAAGCATCGCCACGGCCGTGCCGTTGTCCTCGATTGCCTCCACGCGCGCGATCGATCGCACCGGCGCCACCGAAAGCCGCTCCCAGGCCGAGCTCGCCGGCAAATCCACGGCAAACTCCCGCGCGATCACCACCTGGTTGAGGAAGCTCTCGCACACCGCGCTTGCGGTCCGGATCAGGCCCGCGAGCAACGCCTCCTCCTCGCCCGTCTCGATCCGCAGAAATGCCTGCGCCTCGCTCATCGAGACGATCGGCTCGGCCAGCCCGGCGCCGCCCATCAGCGCTTCTCCACGCGCAGCATGATGGAGCGGCTGTCCTCCAGCCCGCTTGCCATCGTCACATGATTGGTCAGCCGATAGATCCGCCCGGCGGTCCCGCCGGCGGCCTGAACCGTCGCCATCTTGCCGTCGAACTGGCTCGCCGCGACCGTGACTCCGCCCGCCTCGGCCGGCGCGACCGACCAGCTGCTCGCGACGAGAATGTCGGCGTCGAGATATTCGAGGCCCCAGTCCACGGCGTAGTCCAGGCTCGCCTCGGGATCCTTCAATACGAACGTCATTCCGTTTCCTTTGTCGTGAAGCCGGACGTCAGCGCGGCTCGGCGGCGGCCGCCGCGTCTCGCTTGGCGATCGTCAGCCGCTTCGGCGGCGGCCTGCGCGTGGATTTGCCCGCCGGTTCCGCGACAGCGGCCTCGGCGATCGCAAAAGCTGCGATGCTCATGATTTTCCTTCTGTTGGTCAGGTTCGCCCGCTCTGGGCGAGGATCAGCTCATCAGCCCCGCGGCCTGAAGCTTCGCCTTCATATCGGCGAGATCGGCGGCCAGTTGCGCCAGGCTGGCGCGGCCTTCCGCGTCTACCGTCGCCCCGCCCGCCGGCGCAGCATAAGTGGCCGAGCTCACCGCCGCCCGGAACACCGGCTTCACCGTGCCCACGCTGCCGCCGAAGGACGACGGAAGGCCGAAGCGCGTGCCGATCAGGGCGTTGGCCCGCGGCGCTCCGTCCGCCCAATTGACCGTCGAGGAATTACCGGTGACCCAGAAGGCGACCGTCGTTCCGCCATTGCCATAATCCCAGCGAAAGTCGGCACCCGACCGCTTGAGCCGATACACCCCGCTGTCCACGGCTCCAGTGTCCTTGAACGCGACGATCGTATCGCCCGAACTGTCACCGCCGAGGCAGGCGAACTTCTTTCCGACGACCGCCGAGAAGCCGGCATTCGTCTGAAGGTCGCCCTCGGAATTGACCTGGAGCGTTCCGGCGCTGCCCCGCACCGCGTCCGCCAGCATTCCGCCCAGCACCAGCGACGGGCGGCTGAGCTGCGGCCTCCCTTGGCCGCCCTCGTGATAGCAGCCGCCATACCAGTTCTGGGCATTGACGTTGTCGGAGGCATAGGACCCGCCCGAACGGTAGACCGTGCCGCTGGCCCATGCCGGGATCGAGGAAGACGCGGCTCCGGCGCCGACATAATACCACCACGCGTTGTCGGTCGTGTCGCCGGAAGGCGCGTTGGTCGAGGCGCCCGCCTCCTGCCCCATGACGCACGAATAGCGCTTGCCGAGATGACTCACGATCGTCGGTGCCGAGCCTCCGAGCAAAAAGCCGTTCGATGCCCCGTGGCAACCGAGATAGGTGTTGCCGAGGAAGGAGCTGTCGTAGAACCCCCACGCCCGGTTGCTCGAGCAATCGACATTGGTCAGCGTCCAGATGTTCGCGTCCGCCCCGTCGATGAAGATGCCGTTGCGGCACTCCTGCACCCGGCAGTTGGCGATCGCAGAATTGTTGGCATTCCCCTCCGGTTCCCCGCCGGCCGTCGCGACGCCATAGATGCCGTCGCCCTGGAACTGTTTGATGAACACGCTTTCGATCAGGGCTTTGCCGCGCAGATGAATGCCGTGCGCTTCGCCCTCACCGACCGCCGGAGTATAACCCCCATGCAAAGCGAGGTTGCGGATGGCGGATCCGTTTCCGCCGTAATGCTCCACCGCATCCTTCGCCGATGCGCCCGACGTGTTGTAGCGCTGGACCCGGATGCCGGTCACTCCGGCGGGGAAAGCGAGGGTCGTCGCCGCTCCGCCGGCGTTGGTTCCCGGAGACGCCGCGCCCTCCAGGATGGTCGCTCCGTCGGTGATCTCGATCGTCGAAGCGAACTCGAAATAGCCGGCAGGGAAGCGGACCGCCTCGGTCGCCTGCATCGTGTTGAGGACGTTGACCGCGCGCGCGGTCATGCAGGCCCGCATCGCGTTCCAGGCCGCGCTGTTCGCCGCCCCGTTCGCGCCATTCGCATCGCCTTCGACGAGGCCGAACCAGCTTGGGCTCACCGGCCCGTCGAACTTGCGCACCCAGGCGCCCGAGGTTCCGCTCGGGTCGGACTTCGGAGCGACGTAAATCGCCTGGCCCGGATCGGCTGCGACCTTCGCCGAGAGATTGCCGGGCTCGAACCTGAACATCCCTTCGCGCCCGCGTTCGACGAGGAACCGCGCCGCGCCTCTTTCCAACCCCGCACTGGCAAGCGCGACACGGTCCGCGACGTCGACAGGCGACGGAGCCGCTGCCTGGTCGACCCTCGCGAACCACTCGGCCGCGGCGATCAGCGAAATTGTTTTCGGCCCCGGCGTGAAATCGGTCAGGACTCCGTTGATCGGCTCGCGGCTGATCGTTCCGTCGTCCTGCATGGTCCCGCGCCCGACCTCGCACTCGGCCGGCTTGCTGACCCCCGCGCACGAATAATAGAAGCTCTCGCCCGGCTGGACCGCCGTTGCGAAGCTGTTGAATCCGGTCACCGGTGGCCCGAGCACGAAATTGCCCGTTCCAACGGTCGTAACACTGTTGCGTACGAGGTCGACGAACCTCGGCGTGAAAGACATCCGCGAGTTCTCCAGAAAGTTCGGCAGCACCAGCGCCGCGCCCGTCAACTGCATGACGGACCGGCGCGTAAGATCATCAGCAGCCATCATCGGATCCCCTCAGCTCGCTCGCGCAGACAACGCACTGCTTAGCAAAAGGGGATCCTCCCCGGGACGGGGAGGGGGACCAGCCGAAGGCTGGTGGAGAGGGCCAGGAGACCCCCTCCTCCGCTCACGCAAACTTCAGAAGCTTGATCGCCTCCGAGTTCGTCACCTGTCCCCCGACGCGTTTGGTCGCGTAGAAGTGGACGTACGGCTTGTGCGTGAACGGATCGCGCAGGATGGTCGTGGCGTTGCGCTCCGCGATCACATAGCCCGCCTTGAAGTTGCCGAACGCGATCGACAGCGATCCCGCGGCGACGTCCGGCATGTCCTCCGCCTCGACCACCGGATAGCCGAGCAGGGTCGCCGGAGTCCCCCCCGCCAGGCTCGGCTGGAAGAGGAACGCGCCGTCCGCCGTCTTGAACTTGCGGATCGCCGCAAGTGTCGACGAATTCATCACGAACACCGCGCCCTGCCGGTACGGAGCGCGCAGCGACTGCACCAGGTCGACCAGCTTGTCGGCCGGATTGGTGCCCGGGAACGCGCCCGCCGCGCCGGTGCCGATCGTCTGCAGCGTGCCCATCGGGCGGACGCCGTCGGCGGTCGTCGCATTGGGCGAGCTGAGGAAGCCGAGCGGCTGGTTCGTGCCGTTGCCCTTGACGAACGCCATGCCCTCCGCCCGGGCAAACTCCGTAGCGATCTCGTTCGCCAGCCACGCCTCGACGTCGAACATCGCATCGTCGAGCATCTGCTGCGACGCCGCCGGATTGGCGTAGAGCTCGCCCGACGCCGGAACGATCTCGGTGAAGGCCGGCGTGTTCGTCTCCGGCCGCGCAGCCTCGAAGCCGACCCAGCCTGAGGGAGTCCCGCCGCTCGTCACCAGCTTGCGATAGCCGGCGCTCCCGACCTTCACGACATTGGCGATCGCGCGGATCGGCGAGATCGCCGTCAGCGTGCGGTCGATCACCGCATCGATCTCTTCCGGAACCGCATAGCCGCCGATCGCATCCGACGAGGAGCCGAGCGCCTTCATCTCCAGCCCGCTCTCGACCCCGCGCCGCAGATAACCGTCGACGAAGCTGGTAGCCGCCGCCGACTTCACGCCATCCAGAGCCGGCCGCTGCGCCGCAATCACCCCCGCCGCAATCTTCGCCTTGAGCTGCTCCAGCTCCTCCTTCAGCGCCGCAACGCCGTCATCCTCGAACGCCTCAAACGCCGCCTCGAGCGCATCCGCCTTCACTTCCAACATCCACTTCTTCTCCTGCACAAACAAAAAGGGCCGCGGAAACCCGCGACCCTCACACGCCCTCATTCGTCATCCCGGACTTGATCCGGGATCCATCCTTTATTGTTCGCGCAGAGACGCAAAGAACGCAGAGTCGTCCGAGACTCGAACCAACCTCTCTGCGCCTCTGCGTCTCTGCGCGAACAAACCTCTCTTCGTCCCTTCGTGTGAAAACTAACCTTCTACCGCATGCACCCGCGCCAGCCGCTGCATCGGCTTCGCCACCAAACTCACCTCCACCAGGTCGAGATCGATCAACTCCCGGTACGCCCCCGACCGCGCCTCCCGCACCCGATACCCGAAGCTCAACCCGTCCAGCTTCCCGCCCTGCAGCAGCGCGCCAACCCGCCTCCCCTCCGCGCCGCCGTCGAGCCGCGCGATCACGCGCAGCCCGCGCTTGTCCTCGGACAGATGCTCGATCCGCCCGAGCACCCGCCCCGCCTTGTGCTGCCACAGCAAAGGCACCTCGACCGCCCGCTTCAGGCTCTCCAGGAACGCGCCCTTGCGGACGATGTCCCCGCCGCCGTCCGGCCGGTCGAACACCGCCGCATAGCCTGCGAACCGTAGGCCCCTCTCCCCAACCCCTCTCCCGCTGAAGGGGAGAGGGGCTAGAGCAGCATCGGTCCCTCCCCGCTCTGCGGGGGAGGGACAGCCGGAGCGCAGCGGAGGCAGGGAGAGGGGGCCACTCATCGCGTCACCAGCTCCGTCAGCCTCAGCCGCACCGCCAGCCCGATCAGCAGCAGCGCCAGCACCACGCTCACCGCCCAGGCAACCACCGCCCGAGCCGCGCTCCGCTTCGCATCGCGCCACGCCGACAGATGCT